AGCACTTGAAGGTGTATATGTAGTATTGTTAGTAGTATCTAAAGTATCATGACATAAAACAATCATTGTATCTTCAATGTTGTTAGAAACAATTTTATATGCATTTCCAGGTATTAGCGAACTAACACCTATTGTTACATCAATACCGTCATTTGTTAATGTATCATCATCTGCAAAATATTCTGTTATTGCAGTTTTATCATTTCTGTTTTGTGCAAAGTAAACATATTTACCTGCTGAAACTGGAGCAACTTTAATTGAATGTGAAAATGTACTTGTTTTAGTTAATACTGCTTTTGTTGGAGTTACAGCATCACCAGAACTTTCTAGTATATACTGTGCTTCGCCAGAAAATAATAAAAGTTGTTCGTTAAAATCTATAGAATTATGTAGTTTGTTAACTGTAGTTCCCGCTGCGGCAATATCAATAGGGTCAGTATCTAAAACATCTGTACCTGTTGTTGCATAAAAATTATAATAAGAAGCATTTTCAGATAACACTAAATTTTGGTCTGCAATAATACCTAGTCTGTTTTGAAAGAATGTTAAATTAGAAATTTTCTTACCTACAAAACTTGGTGCTGAGTTTGTATCTTCATCACCACTAACTCTGTTTGTGTATGTTTGTTGTGCAAAACTAAATGTACCATTGTTATTATTAATTAATGCAAAAGGCATTGTAGAATTATCTAATCCTACTTTTACTCCTGGGCCAACACATTCTTTCCAAACACCATTAGATGTAAACTCTACATAATAATCTGAAAGTGTATCACCTTCTTCACCAGTAATTTGAATAATCATTCCTGGTTTTGCATAATATGGTAATTCAGCAAAGTCACCTATAGCGTCTTTTATTGCATACATAGCTTGGTTACCAAAACCGTCTGTAGTTTCAACAGCGAAAGTACCACTACTACATGTTCCGTAAATAGTGTTACCGTATTGTGTATGTGTAAATGTTCCAGTAATTCCAGAATAGTTTGCTAATCCTTGTGACGTACTTAAAACAGCACCAGTATCAGTTCTTATAGTTTTAAATCCAATACCATCTGCACTGCTTGACCAGTGAGAAGAAGCTGTTCCATATAATAATATGTGAGCAATCTTTTCTGTATCTCTAAATTCACTATCTGTTGCTGCATCATTACCAGTTGGCATTTGAAACAATACTTGTATTGGATATGACCATGTAGAGTGATTTAAAGTAACACTATATTGTCTTCCATATTGTGAACTTTTTACATAAGAAATATATTCTTGTACTTTTACAGGTGTTGTATTTGAACTTTCAGCTACAGTTTTATTTTTATTTGCAACAAATGTATAATCTGCAATATTTGAAAATGCTAAATCTTCTATAGGTTTTGTTGTAGCTAAATAATTTGCACCACCACTTGTTATTGAAACTGTTTTTTCAACACCATTTAAATCATAAACTTTAATTGCACCATTTGTAAATATAGCTACATATTGATTTGCACTATCTCTATTAATCCAGTGTATTGCTGCGTTATTAGGAAACGCTGTAGAAGATAATAGATTAGCGACAAACTCTGTAGGCGGTCTTTTAGTCAATCCTTCAATAATATTAGATTGGAAATTAGTTTGTGTTTCTGCTTGTCCTACATTACGTTGGACAGCATTTTGTTGACTAATACCATTAATAAGATTAGGAATTGATGTTGAGATTAGTCCCATAAATTAGTTCCTACCAGACCGTCTTGGGCCTCTTTTAGCAATGTAACTAGTGTTATAATCATCATTTAACATGTTAGCGTCCATAGCTCTTGAGTCTGCTTGTTCAAATGCTGTGTGAGCTTCTTGTTCATCTAGTTGTGCTAATTTAATTAATTCACTTGCACCTACATATCTTGCAGCAAATCTTCTTGAAGCTTTAACTACAATATATCTTCTTGCATATTCAGGTAAATGTTCAAACTGTTGTACTAATACTTTGTCCACTTTGGGGTCATAAGTAAAAATATCTGTTTTGTTTTTTAAATCATATAAATATTGGTTTCTAATAGTGTACTGATAAAAATATTGGTAAGGGGCCGAAGCCTCTACTTGTACACAGTTAGCTTCTAAAGGTACTTTATTAGATGTATCTCTTGAAGCAGTTATATCTAATTCTCTGTTAAAGAACCAACCTTGTGACTGAACACTCATAGAAGTTTCATCTAAAATATTCTTAGCGACCGCTACGTCTGTACCAATGTTTCCAGTAATTGAACTGACTGGACTCTCACCGATAAAACTTAGCATGGTATTTATCGCTTGTAATTCATTTGTAGAATTTATTTGTGTTGTCATTGATTGTCCTTTTTAAATTTGTAAAGTAGGGGACTTAGTCTCCCTCATCCCCTACTCCTATATAGTATAAATAAACTTAATATTTATTAAGCGTCTTTAATTCCTACGGCACTTTCCGGACGTAGTACGCCATGACCCATAGCGTATTTCGCAACCATAAGTGTTCCTTGACGTCTAATGTCGTATTCCATTTCAGTAGCTAAATCCATTAACTTAACAGTTCCAACTGCTGACGGGTGACAAACTAAACCTTCGTATGCAGTCAAGTTAACAGCTTGAGGGTTTGAACCACCCTGAGTAGCTGAACCTTGGTCAACACCTGAGTTCACGTTTGAAGCAACAAAATGAGGTACAGCAATTAATCTGATACCTGCAATTTGTAATACTCTACCTGAAGCAACACCACCATTAGCACCACCACTGAAGTCAACATTGACTGCATTAGTAGCATTCGCTAATTTGTAGTACATTTCTGGTTTTAAGAAACAGATTCTACCATCAGCCGGAACGTATTTGTCGTCTAATGTTTTCGCAGCATCGAACAATGAATCAATAAATCCATTTGCAGAAGTTGCCGCAGTTGCAGAAGCGATAGCAGTATTAGTTAATACTGTACCTGCGTCTCCACCTGTAACATTGGCAGTACTCGTTTGAGCGGCTTGACCAATAGTTTGTAGAACGTGTTTGTCTTTTTGGAAAGCTAATGCTCTTCCAATTTCAGTTGAGTAGTTACTTCTAACATCCCAATGATTCTTAGCTTCTTCGATATTACTTAAAAATGCTGAAGAAACTAAAAGGTCGTTAATTGTAATAACCTTTTCGTTGTGGTTCACATCAGACCCAAGTATTTCTGTACCAGGGGTATGATAAGCGGCTGTCGTTCTGCCCATTACAGGGAACGTTGCACTCTTACCATTAGCAATGCTTCTTACAGAATCAGCACCTTGTGTTTTACTTGCTCTTTCAAAAGAAGTAATTACTTCACCAGAAAAAACTTTTAAAAACAGGGCATCTTCTGAACCAGATGCATTTACTCGTCCAATGGAAGCCGGATTTGCGTTTGACATATTTGTCTCCTTTTTCTATTGTTTGTTTATTAAAAAGCTTTCACAAGTTTAAAGTTTGTTTCACAAGATTGTCGTTCCTCGGAACGGTCAAGTTAATGGACTTAACTTTGTGTTAGCAGTTGCTACCTATAAAGGTAACACAACTATGATTTGGCAGTTTTGGCCGCTCTTTTAAATTGAGCTGCGGTAGGTCTACCTTTTGTACCTGCTGTTCTCATCTTTTCACCAGAACCCGCTTTGATTCTAGCACGTTTTTTGTGAATGTTCGCATATAAGCCATTCTTAGCCATCTTAATATCCTTTACTTTTTGGTTTCGGTTTTGGTTTAGTCTTTGGTTTGTATTTTGGCATGTTATAACCTACTGTTGTTTAATTTGTTTTGGACATCAGTTCTGTATGCATCATCAGTTCCGTATCTTTCATCATTCATTGCAGCAGTAACTTCTGCCCAAGACCTATAGCCTGGAGCATTTGCTGAACTAGGATTATTTGCACTTTGTAATGAAGGCTCATCACCTACACTATTTTTGTAACGTGCATTTAACCTTGTATTGCTAAACGTGTAGCTTCAATATCTTTTCCATTAACAGTTTTGTTAAAAGAATTTATTTCTGCTTCGTTTAAATTATCAGAGGCCCAGTTCATCATATTGTTATATGCTTCTGCTCCTCCTACTTCTTGTTTTAAAGTATTAGAAGTTTGACTTGCGATTGCTTCTTGTCCTTTAATAAAAGCGTCTACATAATCTTTAGGTATTCCTGCTTTTTGCAAAGCTTCATATGAACTTTCTTTTAATTGTCCC